TACAAATCAGAACAGGTTAGTTACCTTAACAATGCGGTAGTAAATGTTCTTACGAGCAGCACCTGCGGCATATGGGTCAGAAACCGATGCACCACTTGTAATCGTAGCAAAGGGGTTGTTAACAAGACCGTAACGGGTCTTGAAACCAATCTTCGGCTGGAACGAATTCTCGCCGACTGCGCGTACCATCTGTAGCGGAACATACGGGCAGTAGAACATACCTGCATCATATGCACTCGAACCCTTATATCCTGCCATGAAGAAGTCATGGGCAGTTGTCATGGACGAATAAGGATCGATATACACACGCAACTTGCCGTTAAGAACACCTGCAAATGTATTGCCTGTGTCATCAACATTCAGATTGGTGCTGAGAGCAGGAGCATAGTCAAGCACTCCTGCCATTGCGAGAGCAGAGGCAACATCCGAAGAGCAGACAATGAAATTGCCCTTTCCACGGCGAGTTTCCTTAGCAATCTGATTGCACTCACGCTCAATCTGGAAGAGCAGACCCTTGAACTTCTCGACAGACCAACGACCGTTGGAGTCAACATTCAAGTCAAAGACACCCTGTGTCTGTGTGGTACCACTCTTAGCACCCAACTTGGCATTGTTGTAAATCACGCGAACAACTTCGCGATTGATTTCAGCAAGGATTTCACTTGACAGGATGTTGGCGAGTTCGGTTTCGGCATCGAGACCATGGATCGCCTTCAGATCCTGAGCAAGTTCCATCGTGTATTCTGCCTTGAGAGCGCGAGTCTTAGCCTCGACTGTTGTCTTCTCAATGCTGAATGCCATCTGTGGGAACGGATTACTGGCAGAGTCACCAAGTCCTTCTGCCTGATAGGTGTTCATAGCAACCGTGCCCTTAACACCCGATGGGGAGCCAAGACCGTTGACAGGATCAACACCCGATGCTTCAAACGGATCAGTGTTGTAAACACCCTGTGCAGTAGTACCAGTAGAACCCGAACCACCAAAGGCGGTGTCTGCTTCCTGATACAGTGCCTCAGCACCGTTCTGATTGATATAACGGCTACGCATTGCAAAGATAAGCCCTGTTGGGCCGCTCATTGGCTGCACTCCGCAGATATCATATGCAATCAGATTCGGCATCGCTCTACGAACGAGAGAGATGAGGATCGGATCCCAACGAGCAACATTACCACCACCGTCTTGACCACCGATGGTGGCACCAGAGAAGTTGGTTGGGGCTGTTTCCTTGAGATACTGCTCTTGGTTTTCCAAAAGCATGGTTGTAACTACTTTGCGATAATTATCCTTGATTGCAGGAAGATCTGCGTGTTCAAGAATGGGTTGCCACTTCTTCTGAAGTGCTTCTGAGATTGTGAGTTCCATTATGGATTCTCCTTAATAGTGCTTTGTTGAAACGAACAAGATATTTAGCGTTAATGCTATTTACCTTTTTGCAATACGGCGAAGCGTGTCGGTATAAGCCTTCATCGATTCGCTAAGATTTTCGATTTGACCTCCAATGGAGACCTCATCGATACTTTCCTCGGCAGTAGCAGCATTCTCTTCCGTGTGGTTGAGTTTAGGCTTGCCACTGAAATATGATTCCTTGATGATTTCTAACTTGCTACGAACATCATCTTCATCGGCACTAAAGGTTACGCCTTCCGTAAGAGTACGGAAACGCTCCTTTTGTGTAACGGTAAGATCGGATGCCATTTCATCAAGAATTTGTTCTCTGCGATAGTCCTTGACTGCTTCGGTCAACTGAACATTCTTCATGATCTCTTCATCAAGACGAGTCTTGAGGTTTTCGGCAGTCTCAGCCATCTGATCTGCAAGATCAATCTTGTTCTCAGGAACATTGATATCGTGCTCAAGGAAAAGGTTGCGAAGACTGCTCATGAATTCTTCAGCAACTTCGGTACGAATACCCTTCTCGATAGCAATACGGTTTTCTCCGAGCCATTCTTCAATGACATATGAGAGATACGAATCCAACTGCTCGGTAAGAGCGGTCTTGTTCTCATCGATGCTAGAAGTAAGGCGATTGCTGTACTCCTCTTCCAATTCGGATCGAATTTCTTCGGTTCGCTCATTGAGAGCAACTTCAAAGATTGTCGATGCCTTGGTCTTGAAGTTCTCGCTGAGTTCTTCGCCATCAAACATGGCAGTCATATGAACATCAACATCTTCGCGCATTGCCTTCTTGGACTTAACGCTCGAATTGAACTTCGACTTGGCATCGCCACCTGCGGCACCAACATCAACAGGATCAGGGATGATTGCTCCCTTGCCTGTGCCGTCCTTGTAAAGACCTGCAAACTTGCCCTTACCCGAACCCTTAGCAAGAGGAGAAGTATTGGCAACCTTTGAGGTTTCCTCTTCTTCTTCTTCTTCTGCCATGCCCTTCTTAGCAGCAACATTTTTCATTTGCTTCTGTTGGGCACTTGATGGGGCTTCTTCTTCGATTGAATCAGTCTCTTCTTCAGCGACTTCGTTTTCATCTAGAATGACTTCTTCAATTTCTTCGTTCTGATAATCCATGGGATTCTCCTTAGGTACTGTTTATTTATACTGTCACAAAACTCGGTTCATAACTTATTGATAACACGCTTAAACGCATTAACCATCTGCTCTTCCAATTTACGGGAAGATGTCTTTCGAATGGTTTCTTTGATCTCATCAATTTCTCTTTGAACAAGCAGACCATTCTCAAAGATCCACTCGCGACCTTCCATCACTCCTCGGACAAATGCCTCAGGAGCGGATGGGTCTGCTACACT